CTCTGAACTCAAAGCAGCTAGGGCGCAATTAACCGAGGATCAGTATCTGCAAGAGATGGAGACTTCGTTTGAAGCCTCAATTCTCGGTTCTTTTTATGGCACAGAACTCAGGGAAGCCGAAGAGCAAGGACGCTTTACGAATATCGCAGTCGATCCCGTTGTGCCGGTGCATACCGCCTGGGACTTGGGCTATCGGGATGACACGGCTATTTGGTGGTATCAGGTCGTTCGGGGAGAAATCCATGTTATCGACTTTTACTCGGTATCGGGCGCGAACATTGAGGAACTTGCCCAAGTCATTACCGACCGAGGCTACCGCTACGGCAAGCACTACTTACCCCACGATGCAAAGGCTAAGACCCTTGCAAGCGGAGGAAAAAGCATTATCGAGCAGCTTGCACAGCACTTGGGGCTTGGGACACTTAGCATCGTTCCTGATCTCAGCGTACAGGACGGCATCCAAGCGGTCAGGAAGATGATCCCGACGACTTGGTTCGACAACAAGTGTTACGAGGGCATCGAGGCGTTGAAGCAATACCAACGTGAGTATGACGAGGACAAAAAGGCATTCAGGCAGACCCCGAGGCACGATTGGACTAGCCACCCTGCCGACGCATTTCGTATGATGGCGATTAGTTGGAAGAATGAACCGGTATTCAAAGCGCCGGATAGAGAGAAGCCTTTGATGGTAGGCCCGCAAAACACAGTTACCCTCAACGATATGTGGGCAACTGCTAAACCTAAAGGAGCACGAATATGAGTGGCGTTTCTTATCCGTATCGCTATTATTATGAGCACGTTGCAGCAGGTCAAACCGCGCAAGTCTTGGGCGCTACGGGCGCTAAAGGCGATTATCTGCATAGGTTGATTTGTACTGTGACCACAGCAGCAACGGGCAACGTAGTTATCGTTGACGGTTCGGGAACGGGCATCCTGACGCACACCGTACTGCCGGCGCTTGCAGGTACTGGCATCAACGTCTACAACATCGAGGTCAATGCTGTGAGCGCAGACGGTGCGTGGAAAGTCACTACCGGAGCAGGCGTTGAAGTCATGGCTGTCGGGATATTCAGCTAATGAACAAGCCGGGGCTGTACGCCAATATCCTAGCTAAGCAAGAGCGGATCAAAGCCGGTTCGGGCGAGAAGATGCGTAAGCCCGGCGACCCCGGTGCGCCGACTGCCAAGGCATTCCGCGAGTCAGAAAAGACTGCAAAGCCGGAGAAAAAATGAGCGCAGCGTGGACTCGTAGCGAAGGCAAGAATCCCCAAGGCGGCTTGAATGCCAAGGGGCGAGCTTCGTACAAAGCTGAAACGGGTGGGACGCTAAAGCCACCGGTTAAGGCTGGCGACAATCCGCGCAGAGCTTCATTCCTTGCTCGCATGGGAAATATGCCCGGGCCAATGGAAAAAAATGGTAGTCCAACTCGATTGGCATTGGCTTTAAAAGCGTGGGGTGCATCTAGCAAAGAAGATGCTCGCGCTAAAGCTCATGCAATCTCGGAGCGTAACAAATAATGGATGAGCAAAGCACAGGCTTGCAAAAGCTGCTGCATAACGTCGCAGCATATGACGGTGATTTCAAGAAGTGGGAAGCCCGCGCTCAGAAGATCATCAAGCGTTACCGGGACGACAACCGCAGTCAGAACACAAACGAAACTGCCAAGTTCAACATCTTGTGGAGCAATGTTCAGACGTTGATTCCTGCGGTCTATGCGCGTCTGCCGAAAGCTGATGTGTCGCGTCGTTTCGGTGATAACGACCAAGTGGGACGGGTTGCCTCGCTGCTGATAGAGCGGGCGCTCGACTTTGAGATTGAGCATTACCCCGACTTCCGCGCAACAATGAAGCACGCGGTCGAGGATCGTTTCCTTGGTGGGCGTGGGACAGCATGGGTGCGCTATGAGCCGCACGTCAACGCTGTTGATATGCCCGAAGATGGATTAGAAGTAACCGAGGATATTGACGAGCCTGAAGAAGGTGTGCAGAACGACCCTACAGCCGGTCAAGAACCAATGGAGGAGATTGAGTTTGAAACCGCCCCCATTGATTATGTTCATTGGCGTGATTTCGGACATTCAGTAGCTCGCACATGGGAAGAAGTAACGGCTGTTTGGCGGTGGGTATACATGACCCGCGAGGCGTTGGTAGAACGGTTCGGCGATGAAGTGGGCGAAAAGATACCCTACGACGCAGGCCCGGATACCCTCAAGCAGTACGGTCAAAGCACAAAAGAGCACACCCGCGCAAAGATTTGTGAATATTGGGACAAAGAGACGGGTAAGGTTTATTGGTTCAGCAAGTCAATGCCGAACATCATTGATGAACGTGACGATCCGCTTGAGCTAGAGGGATTTTTCCCCTGCCCGCAGCCGCTGTATGCCACGATGACGAGCGACACCCTCGTTCCGGTGGCCGACTTTGTGCTGTACCAAGATCAGGCTAACGAGCTTGATATTCTGTCCGATAGGATAGATGGTTTGGTCAAGGCTTTGCGCGTTAGAGGGGTCTATGACGCTTCTCAGCCCGCTTTGCAGCGATTGATGACCGAGGGCGAGAATAATGCCCTGTTGCCGGTTGATACGTGGATGGCATTCGGCGAGAAGGGCGGTCTAAAGGGCGCGATTGACTTCTTGCCTATTGACATGATTGCTCAGACGCTGATCCAATGCTACCAAGCGCGGACTGAGATCAAGAATCAAATCTACGAAATCACGGGTTTGTCGGACATTATCCGTGGATCGTCCTTTGCGTCCGAGACGGCTACTGCACAGCAGATTAAAGGTCAGTACGCGAGCATCCGTCTGCGCTCGATGCAAGAGGATGTGGCGCTGTTTGCGACCGGCTTGCTCAGACTGAAAGCGCAAGTTATCTGCACCAAGTTCCAACCGCAAACTATTCTCATGTTTGCAGCGGCAAATCAGATGCAGCCCGAAGATCAGCAGTTGATCCCCCAAGCACTTGCATTGCTGAAAGACAAGCCGTTACGCAATTTCCGTATCGAAGTTGCCGCTGACTCCCTCGTGCAGCTTGACGAACAAAAGATGAAGCAAGAGCGCGGCGAGTTCCTGCAAGCGTTTGGCTCATTCCTGCGCGAAGCATTGCCGTTAGGTCAGCAAGCGCCGGAAATGATCCCGATGATTGGCGAGCTGCTCAAGTTTGGAGTCGGTGCATTTAAGGGTGCAAGGCAGCTCGAGGGCGCTATTGATCAGTCGATCAATAAGCTAGTCAACAAGCCGCCGGTCGAACCGCAGCCAAATCCTGAAATGATGAAGATGCAAGCTGAGCAGCAAATGGCGCAAGGCAAGATGCAGGCAGACGGGCAGCTTGAACAAGCCAAGATGCAAGCACAGATGCAGATCGAGCAAGCTAAGTTGCAAGCACAGATGCAAATGGATCAAGCAAAGTTGCAGCTTGAACAAGCTAAAACGCAGCGCGAAGTCGAGGTCGAGCAGATGCGGGCGCAGATGGACGCTCAGAAACTGGAGTTTGACCGTCAGAAAGCCGAGATGGAAGAACAATACAACCGGTGGAAAACTGAGCTTGACGCAGCAACAAAAGTTACCGTGGCAAGGATCGGGGCTAACCCTGGCGTGGATATTCCGCTCGTTGAGGCTGCAACCGCTTCTGCTGAACGCATGACCGCTGAGCTAGGTAACGGCGTGCAGATGGCGCTGCAAAACGTCGAAAAAATGCAGCAGAATATGGCGGCTTTGCACGATCAAACGTCAAGCAAGATTGAAAGCCTACTTTCCGTCATGTCTGCACCGAAACGGATTATTCGCGGGCCGGACGGCAAAGCTGTCGGGGTTGAAATCGTTACATGAACGGGGGATGGGACACCGGCACATGGGATGAGGCAACGTGGGATTACGTTCCCACGCTGATTGACCTTGATACCCATGACGGCGACAAGCTGAAAGACCGCTTTGCAAGGGAAAAGGCGGTACGGGAGGAGCGTCGCCGGGAAGTTCTCGCCCTGTATGAAAGAATTGTTGAGGGCAAGGAAGATATCCCCGAAGTTGTTGAGCCGCTGAATTACATAACCAAACAACAGATTTTGACAAGTAATCTTAATTTTGATAAATTAATTGCTGATCTTAAGAATGCTGAACAGATATGGCATCAGCACGTTGAAATTGACGACGAGGAAATTCTGTTACTTCTATGAGAAAACGTTGGATTTATGTGGATGGCGAGGCAATAGAAGTTGGCGAGTATCAACCGACTGCTGTGCATCACATCATGCCCGACATTCAGCCGTATCAGTCAATGGTTGACGGCTCGATGATTACGAGCCGCAGCCGCCACAGGGAACACCTGCAAGCGCATGGCTGCATCGAAGTCGGCAACGAGAAGATGGAAACGAAAGTTGCTCCTGTCAAAGATAACCGCAGGGAAGTCTTGCGGGCGCAACTGTCAAACATGACGCATTCCGAAGCGAATAAGATTCTTAGCAGACTTCGTGATGACGCTAGATTTACTAACCCCCACAGGGAACGATAATGAGCGATCTACACGCAATAGTGCCGGTTGAAGATACACGCAGGGAAATGCTTGAGCAGCAGTTTGATCAAGCCGTTAATGCCCCGCCAGGCGAGATGCCTCGTGAGGATGTGCCGCGAGACACGGAAGGCAAGTTTGCGCCCCGTGAACCCGAACAAACGATGGTTCAGCAGGCAGAGCAACCCGCTGAAGAGCCGGTGTGGAAGCGCCCCCCCGCGTCGTGGAAGAAGGATTATCACGACGCATGGCAATCTGCCGACGACAGGCTGAAGGAATATGCCTGGCAGCGCGAGGAACAGATGAAGGCAGGGGTTCAGCCCCTAATGGAAAAAGCTAAGTTTGCAGATCAGTACCAAGAGGTTATGAACCCTTACATGGACACGATCCGTGGACTGGGGATTGATGGGCCAAAAGCCGTCAAAGCGTTGATGGAAGCAGATCATGCTTTGCGTTACAGCGACCCGCAGCAAAAGCAACAACTTTTCTTGCGTCTCGCTCAGCAATATGGTGTGAATTTTGGTGATGGTAGTCAACTGCAACAACAGGCGACTGTCGATCCAAGCATCTCAGCATTGCAGCAAGAACTCAATCGGGTTCGTGGTGAGGTGATGAGTTGGAAAGAAGAGCAAGAGCAAGTGCAGAATCAGTCACTACTTGGCGAGATCAACAATTTTGCCATGCGGGCTGAGCATTTCGAAGAAGCGCGACCAACAATGATTTCGCTGCTGCAAAGCGGTGTGGCGGCTACATTGGAAGAAGCGTATGAAAAAGCAATACGCCTAGACGACAACCTTTATCAGCAGGTTCAGCAGGGCCGACAAGCTCAAGTTGAGACTCAGCAAAAGGTAGCAGCGAATAATGCTGCTAAGAAAGCTAGAGCGGCAGCGGTTAGTGTCAGAAGTGCCGCACCCGGCGCGACAACGGCTACCAAAGCGCAAGATCGCCGATCCATGCTTGCCGAACAATTCGACAACGTAGCGGATCGACTCTAATAATCTGATAGGAGAATATAATGGCTTTCGCCAATAGTTCTATCAGCGACATTATCGCCACTAACATTCAAAGCCGGACTGGTGAACTCGCTGATAACGTAACAAACAACAACGCCCTCTTGCGCCGACTGAAGGAACGCGGAAACGTTAAGACCTTCTCCGGTGGTAACGTGATCTTGCAAGAGATTATGTACAACGACACGGCAACCAACAACACCAACAGCTATTCCGGCTATGAAGTGTTGAACGTGTCCCAAAACAGCCCGATCTCTGCGGCGCAGTTCTCGATCACTCAGTACGCTTCGGCAGTTTCGATCAGCGGCCTTGAGATGATTCAAAATTCGGGCAAAGAAGCTATAATTGATTTGCTCGATGGCCGTATGGCTGTTGCCGAGGCTCAGATCGCTAACCGTATCAGCGGCGACCTGTACCTTGACGGCACGGGTAACGCAGGTAAGAACCTGACCGGCTTGGGCGCTGCTGTGCCTGATAGCCCGACCACCGGTACTTACGGCGGTATTGATCGTGCGACCTGGACGTTTTGGCGCTCGGTGTCTTACTCCGGCGTGACTAACGGCGGTGCTGCTACTACTGCAAGCAACATTCAGCAGTACATGGACAGCGTTGCGGTTCAGTTGATCCGGGGTACGGACAAGCCTGATCTGATCGTGGCTGACAACAACTACTATCGTTTGTACCTGCAATCGCTTCAGTCGATTCAGCGCATTACCGATAGCGGTTCGTCGATGGCCGGTGCAGGCTTTGCCTCGCTGAAATACTTTGGCGCAGGTATGGCTTCGGACGTGGTGCTTGATGGTGGTATCGGTTCATCTGCAACCGCTAACCATATGTTCTTCCTGAACACCAAGTACCTGATGTTCCGTCCGCACGCTGACCGGAACTTCGTTCCTATCGGTGGCGAACGCCAAGCAGTCAACCAAGATGCAATCGTTAAGCTGATTGGTTGGGCCGGTAACTTGACTAGCAGCGGCCCGCAGTTCTGCGGCGTGCTGATTGCTTAAGGAGAAAATAACATGCCAACTTTCAGCGTAAGTAATGTGGCGGGTTGTACCCTGACCAACGTGGATTCGACCTCGCAATTCACGACCGGTACTGTGGTCAATACCTCCGATGGTGGACAAGCTGTTTACGTCCAAGCTTTGTCTGAAATCAGCACCTATGCGGCTGTTGCAGTCTATGACACCCAAAAGGCGCAGATGATGACCACCACGCTCGCAGCAACTTGCAAGCGTATTGGTTTCGCTCAGACCTCAATCGCTTCCGGCTATTACGGTTGGGTGCAACTTGGTGGCAAGGTGATTGTTAACCTAGCTGCTAATGCTGCCCCGAACGTTCCGCTCTACACCACCGCAACCGCTGGCGTGCTGGATGACGCCGTGGTTTCGGGTGGCGCGGTGTTTGGCCTGGTAGCTACCACTTCGATTTCCAACGCGACTGCTGTGACCTGTATTGCAGGCTACCCGCACATCGCTTCGGGCATCGCAGGTACTTAATGAATAAACTGGAAATCTCTGTGCAGGCAGCAGGTACGCCTGACGAAAATTCGGAGTACATCCGCTCTGCGCTTGCGCGGGGACTTCCTGAGCTACAACCCGCTCCCGCCCGACACGACGGTACACTTGTGTTGGTAGGGAGCGGCCCATCCATGCCTGAGTTTTTTGACGAGATACGTCAGCAACGCGAACAGGGCAGGACGATCTGCGCGATCAAAGGCGCACACGATTTCCTATGCGACAAAGGCATAGAGCCTGATTTGTGGGTCGATCTTGATCCACGGGACAGAACTAACTGCATTCAGAAAAAGAACGATCACACGGTCTATATGGTGGCCTCACGCTGCCCGCCGGTGATGTTTGATTGGCTTGCCGACAAAAATGTGCTGCTATGGCACTCATGGTCGCAAGATGCTGAATGCCAAGCGATAGGCAAAAGGCTTGCAGTAGGCGGTGGGACAACTTCCGGCCTCAGAGCTATCAATCTCGGTTACCTGTTAGGCTTTCGCAAGTTTATCCTGTACGGCTATGACAGCTCAATCCGTGAGGATGGAACGAAACGCTTTACGGGTGAAAAAGCCGGGCAAACGATTGAAATATTTGTTGGCGAAGCACCGCACCGCAAAAAGTTCATTAGCAACATGGCCATGGCGCAGCAAGCAAACGAGTTTCAACTTGTGTTTACTGTTATGCCGGACATTACGATTGAAGCGCGGGGAGACGGGCTGATACCCGAAATCCTGCGGGTTAGGAGCGCATGGAAGCTCGCAGCGTAACCTGGCTGCATCGCGGTGGTGCTGAGATGGCATCCTACCGACTGAGGGCGCAGATACCCTCTGCATACTGCAACGACGACTCGCGGATCAATGCTACGGGTGCGGATATATCGGTGTTTGCTAAGCCGCATCCTGACGATCTTGAAGTCTTAAGACAAATTAATGCTCGGGGTGCTAAGACGGTGGTCGATATATGCGACGACCATTTCAAGCATCCAAACTTAGGAAAACTTTATGAAGCAATGTCTCGAGAAGCTCATGCAGTTGTGTGTCCGACTGCGGAAATGGCGCGACGAATTCGCATCTATGCGGAAAGGGATGCCCAAGTAATTCCCGATTCATGGGAAAACAGGGGGCAGCCTCACGCAGACGGCAACAAGTTTTTGTGGCTTGGGCATCAAAGCAATCTGAAAGAGATATTGCCGTACCACGCAATGCTCAAGAAGTACGATATGACGTATTGCACAGGGCCAAACGATCTGATTGAGTGCGTGCCGTGGTCTACAGCCGCGCAAGAACAGTTATTGCGTGAAAGCAACATTGTTTTGTTGCCAAATGCCGAGGAAACCTACAAAAGTCCCAATCGGCTGATCAATGCAATCATGGCGGGATGTTTTGTAATAGGCAGTAAGATTGTTATAAACAAGGAATTCAAACACTTTTGTTACCTTGGGCCTGTTAATGGTGGAATTCAGTTCTCCCAGGCTTACAGGCATGAATTGAACGCTTTGGTCAGAGAAGGCCAACGCTACATCCGAATGCACTATTCCCGCGAACAGATTGGAGCGCAATGGAACACGCTATTCGCCTCAATCTAGGGGCAGGTGACAGGCATTGGCCAGGATGGGTCAACGTCGATTGCATTGGAGATCAAGACATGATCTCGGATGTAACGAAACTTGATTTGCCGGATGACCATGCCGACGAGATTTCCGCTATCCACTTGTTTGAGCATATTGAACGCCTTAAGGTGAAACAAACCTTACTGGAATGGCGGCGGGTACTGAAGCCAGGCGGTCAGTTATCGCTTGAGATGCCATGCCTTGATAACGTGATTGCTTTGTGGAATGCGGGCTATCGGCATGATGACTTGATTGGGCGACCATTGTTCGGACTGCCCGAACCTGATACGATGCGGCATCATTGGTGCTACTCTAAAGCTGAAATCGGTGCGCTGTTTACCGAAGCAGGTTTTCAGAACGTGCAATTCCAAGAACCATTTTTTCACTTGCCACAGCGCGATCTACGCATTGTTGGCACTAAATAAGGAGCAGTCATGGCTATCCCCTCACGTGTTCTTGGTGCAGGCAATTCTGCATTGTCAACGATTTCGATCTGCGGCGATGGCGCTACTGGCCTCGTTGCTGTTGGCAGCACGATTGCTGACGCTCTGCAACTGTCAGCGGTATGGAACACGCTAACGACTTCATCGGCTAGTACCGGCGTGATTTTGCCACCGACTGAAGCAGGCGCAATGGTTGGCATTCGTAATGATTCGGGACAGACCATCACGATCTACCCGAAAGCAGGATCGACGATTAATGCTGCCGCATCAACTTTAAGTCTTGCAACCGCAAAAACTGTAATTCTGTTTGCTACTAGCGCAACTACTTGGGCATCCGTTCTTACTGCATAAATTTTTCCCCACAGGAGAAAACAATGGCACTTGATTCAGATATCAACAATGCAGACTCGCAGCTTTACGTCGAGTTCTACACGTCAGACAAAGACCCCTACAAGGGCAAGCCGTTCATAAAAATCGTAGTGCCAGGCGATAAGACGACAGTAATTGATCAGCCGGTGCGGGATGACCACAAAGAGCGTTTCCCGCGCCAATGGCTGCATTTTCAGATGCAAAGCGGTGATGGCCCGGTTATCGGCACGCCGCTGAAAGATTGGTTTCAAGATCG